CTTAGTGATGTCAGCAATTTTTCGTTGAGTAAATCCAACTTGCCACTCACCTTGTCTACGAAATCCTTTTGCCATTATGATTTAGTACTCCACCAAGGTAGATCTGGATTAGAATGACCAATGCTAGATCCAGTTTTTACTGCTGCACTAAAGCCTGTCATGATCGACCCTAACATGCTTGGTTTTTCAGGTGCTGCCATCTTGACTGGTCTTACAGTCTTGAACTCAGCTACAGGAGCCATAGGTGCAGCTATGACACTGTTATATGCTTGAGAATCTGCAGCGTACTGACTAAGAAGTGTATTAAATTCTTGTAAGCCAAATGACTGCCTTGCATTAAATAGACTTGCATCTACTGCAGCTTGAGCTTGACCTAATTGACGTTCTTCATCAGTTAAGGTTAGCATAGTAGATTGTCCTGCTGACATACCACTAGCTAGTATTGTACCTTGTGCTCGTATAGATTCTGCTAATTTTTGTTGTCCTTCAAATTGAGCTTCTGCAACTTTTTCTTTTAGTTTTAGTTGGTTAGCTGTTGAAGCTCTTGATTGTTCTAATTGGTTGATGTCCTTCTGACGTTCCATCGCTGTGACGGACGCAGATTGGGCATCTAATTGTGCTTTAAATAAGTCTTGTTTTTGTTGATCCTTGAAAGCAGAAATTTGTATCTTGTTAAGATAGTCCTGCTTTGCCATATAGTTTGACCTATCTACCGCTGCTTTCTGTGCTCGGTACTGTGCCATCTTTGCTGAACGATCTGCCATCGCAGAGCCAACACCTGATATAGCTGACAGAGCTAAGGTTGGGGTACACATAATTTATAAAATTCTATTAATGGTACATTGTTGTATACTGTGTAATTTAGAAAGTTAAACTTTAGCAGTTTGAGCAATTTAATATGTTGCTCATTACGCATGTCTGCATAATTGTGTAAATAAGGATTAGATAGGCTGGCTATCCAGCGTCTTGCCTCTTTTACAAATGTATGTGGATACTCTGTACTAGCATCAGTACATAACATCCATATTGCATGTGAAGAGGTTACTCCCGCCACTCCAGCAGTCTTGCCGTTGGGAACCTTGAAAAACACAGAATATGTAGAATTGAGATGTGCTTGCACTACCGCTGCGGGTGCATGCAATCCTGTTGTTTGTTCTGCCTCACGTTTATCTTCAAAACGTAAGTTCAGCCCTACCTCCAAAGCTAACTCTGGAGTGCAAGGCTGAATATACTTACCTACGTACATGTCGTTTTTGGTTATAAATGCCATCCCAGCTGGCTGAGATTAAAGCAATGGAAAAAGGGTCTGTTACTTTTATTTTTAAATTATATTTATCATTCTTTCGTTGTATAGGCACTCGTACGGTTTTACTTAATTTTGCAGGTATTGTATTGAAATTAGATAAACCAGTTATCATACCAGTTTCATATTGTGTATAATCATCAATATCTTTAATTACGTTACCACTAGCATCTGTATAACTAAAGGGTGAAGTAAGCTCAAACTGCATAGGGCCAGATACACCTAACTCAAAATTAATACCAGATATACGTAAGTCACCCTCTAAATCGTAGGCATTTTGTCCTGTATTTAGATAATATGTAGGCAACTCAATGGTTGTATCATATTGATAACCTACAATCAATTTAGCATTTGAATTAATTTTTATGTTACTTACAACAATTTGACTTTGACCGAATATTATACCAGTTGCATTAAATACACTACCAACCAATGAGTTACCGTCAGTGTCAGTTCCTTCAAGACATACAACTTTAATATGGGTTGGGGGTACATTTGTAGCAGCTTCAAAAGGTATAGTAAGTCTTGTATCATCATTAACAACAGTTATTGCTGTAGGTATACATGAAAAATCTAAACAAGGTTCTAAACGTCTAGAAACACCCACAGGTAATGATCCTGTACCTAATAAATACGAATTGTTAGAGCTAGAGTTTGATACATACTCATGCCTAGATAACATAAATTGATTTCCAAAATAATTTACAGTGTAAAAATTACCACTTGTATAAAGCATATGATTTACTGTACCTCTTACCGTCCAAGTATACCAAGCTGATTGCTCCCTTTGATTACCTGCGTTATAATACTTGTAATGGTAAATGTTACTACTTGCAGCCTGATCTCCAGCTAGTTGACCTTTATCAGCATAACTTACAATACCTATAGAGGTTGAATTAGCAGCTATATCAATAGTTTTTGGTAAAAATTCTGGTACTACTCTAGTTTGTTCTATAATATTTGGAGGTGCATCATCATCTAGTACTGTAATTTCAAAAGCTCTGGCAAATCCAGATACATTAGATGTAAATAATACAGACGTTCCTAAATCTACAGGTTGTATACTAGCATCACATTCGTAACTAGAAACTTTTTTTAACCTTACAGTTTTAGGGCTAAATATATCTGATTCTGTAAATAGTAAAAACTGAGCATTATCACTAAACATCATCACACCTTTTTGTATAGGTAAAATGTGATTTATAAATGCAGGTTTTACATCTGAAACGGTAATATCAATAGGGTTATCATCACTTGCAGCTATAGCGGATACAATAAATAAATTAAAATATTGCCCTGGCTGACTCATTACTACTTGTTCTCCAGAAATAAGACCTAACCTATTTCTATGGAAAAACATTTTTTGTATTGGACTTCCTAATATTGTTGGAAAAGGGTTAGATGTATTGTCACCTACCTGTCTGTCTTTCCAATAATTTTCATTACCATATATTTGACCTGTATTTAAATCTAATTTATTAAATGTAAATGTACCATTTCTATTATTAATTAAAGCATGAGGCATTGTTGCTGGATCAAATCCAGCGTGCATGTGATCACCTGATACTGTACACGTAAGGTTAGATCCAGATAAGTTAATAGATTGTGGAGCAAGAAAAGTAAAACTGGTGCTATTAGCATTAACACTAGCTACTGTATAAAATGTTTGACTAGGAGGAGCACTACCAGCACCACCACTAAAAGCCATAAACACTTCGTCACCTACTTCAAAGTTGTGACTTCCAGAAACTTGTGTAACTGTTACTACAAAATTGGTTTGTGACCAAGTGTAACTGATATTTATATTAGTAGCAAAATTGTGAGGTCTAACACATTCTTCCCAACTACCAACTCCACTATCTCCATTTGTAGCTTCAAACTTTACATAGTAATCGTCTGTTTCTAATTCACCAGTATTTGAGACTTGGGCTACATAACCGTGTTTACACATGGCTGGTAATCTAGATATATCTTGTACTTTCTGACCTATTACACTCATATTTTCGTTAACAGCACCACCAAGAAAGTTTACATTTGCAGCGTTAGATCCTGTTAAAAATAAACCACTACCAATTATTTCCGCTGTAACTTGACTTACAGAACTATTAACAGCATTTTTTAAACCAGTAAGAATTGTCTGCATACTGAGAGGGCCATTGTCTGGATTTTTGGGTGTTTTAAAATATGCAATTCCAGTAACATCTCTATAAGTTGTAACTGGTTCAACAGCTTCAACAGAAATACGATAATGAATATTTTCTATATTAACATCTATAAATTTATTTAATGCAGTAGTTTTATTAGTTTCACGTATTAATCCACCATCTGTTAAAGTAACAGTAGCCGTGTAACGTACATCATAATCCTGTGTGTAACCTAAAAATTTAGTTTCATCGTTTGTTTGATTACCTTGATAATTAGGGGTATTATTTGCAATATAGCTACTACCGTTAATTTGTAAACTACCTTCAATATCTTCACAATTTGTAGCACCCGTCACTAACTGATCTCCACCTGAAAAAGACCAAGTTAGTGTACCAGCAAATGATTGATTTGCATTTGAATCATTCCATGTAGGGCCTTCTGGAACGTTATTAGTTAATTTGTCTACTTTTACAGAGGTTACTCTGTAGTAAGTTTTAGGGGTAGGTGTGACAAATTGTGCTCCAGAAAGATATAAAACATACTCAGTATTATAAGCTATAGTATCGAGTCTTGCATAACCATACTCACCATTATTGATGGCAGTAAATGTGGTATTTGAAGATCTTTCAACATTTTGAGTTACATTAGATATAAGAGTGTAGTCTTGTATAGTTGTAGTTGTAAAAGAACTACCACTACTTGTTAGATATAAAAATAGTGAATCATTTGCTGCATTTGTTAAGGATTGTTCTATACCAGTTTCTAAATCCCATATTCTAATAGGTTTTTGACCCGTAGCAAGAACACTAGAAGGTGAAATTTGAAATATAAACTTTTCATCACCATCTCTTATTATATTAAACCATTGTCCTTGAGGATTTGCATTTGTTAAAACTTTTACAAGTTCCGCAGGTGGTCGTTTTTCAAGACCAAAAGTTATGTCTGGGACAGCATTATTACATACCCTTAACTGTCCTGGAAATTTTATTTTATCTGGTTGTTGAGATACACCCCCTAGAAAGTTTGGGATACGTTGATTTACTGTTGCCATTACATTCTTCTAAGTACTTTGAACGGTCTATATGTAGTATTAGCATCTTGACAATATTGATAATCACTAAAGATATTATGATCTGCCTGTCTAGAATCATACTCTAATGCTGCTGCTCTTGCAAAAGCCTCGTCAGCTTCTAGTAATTTTGCTGACTGTGGATTATTAACCATACGATTTGATGCTATTCTAGTAGCTCTAGCAGTTATGTAATCTTTAAATATTTGAGGTAGATCTTCAAAATCTATCATCCAGACAATATCAAAATATAATTTAGCCATATTTTCAAAGGTAAATGTATGATTTTTTTTGTCATATATTTTCATTATACCATTATCACTACGTCTTACTACATCATAATCTTTTCCATGTTGGTAGATATTTAAATCTATTTGTAAGATATTGTTAGGAACAACAACTTGATTATTACTATCAGTGTCGATAGGGTACTCATTCTCTGTGTTGTATGACCACCCTTCAGCTTGTATCTCACGGCAGACTTGCCTTAGAGTATTTTGTGCTATAACCACTTCGGGGCTTTGCACATTTAAAGTGTTTACTGGGGTCTCTCCAACGCTCATCAGGATTGAGTTTACAGCATCTAGTTCGGTAGACACTCCGTAAGATATTTGTGCCATATAAAAAAGGGGGGCGTGTGCCCCCGTATAAAATTAATAATTATGAGAAAGCTGCTGGCTTTGTAGATGTTCCTGCGAACAATTCTACGCAAGCTGCTGGGTTCACATAATCTGCACCCATAGCCATGCGTCCTAGGATGACATCTCCTTGGTAAACCACGGAAACGTCTCCAGAAGTTACTTGAACTTGTGGGCCGATTGTTTCAACAACACCTGCAGCTTCTCTTTGGAAGATAAGTCCACATGTGTTTGCAAAGTTAGAGGCA